TCATGGTCACCAGAAGTTGCTGTTGTGTTAGCAGCAGTTCCCTTAATCAATCCAGCAGAACCATCATAGTGTCCAGTTCCAGCAAGTCTAATCTGAACAATATCAGTTCCAGAAGATACTTCTTGAATTTCAACATGTCCAGTATCGTCATCAGCACTTCCTTGAGTCAATGCCCACCAAAGTCTACTAATGTGTAATTTAGCTCCGTTTGCATGTCCATCTAAAGCACTTGCATCTAGTATAGCACCATTTGCAGCAGCATCATCTTCGATATCAACCTTAACTGTTACTGTTCCACCAGCACCAGCAGCATTTACTACGGTGTCTCTTAATATTCTTGCAACAATAGCCATTACTAACTCCTCTTAAATTGCCAACATTTCTTTTTCAAAATAAGATATAAGTTCTTTTTCTCGAACTCTATACCTTTTTGAAATTGCTGTTATAGTTTTATCAAAAGTATTTAGGAAATCTGAAGGTTTAGAGTCCATTTTTTTAAAAATGTCGTCTACAGCATTCTTCATCTTAGGAGATAATTTCTTATACCCCTTAGATTTCTTATGCTCATCTTTCTCTATGACTGGTGAATAAAATTCATCAAACTTCTTAGTCATTACTTTCTTCCGTTGCAGGCACAGTTTGTGCATAAGCTTTTGATATTTCTTTTCTTTTATTTTCTAACGCATCACCAATTTTCTGTGACATTGCACTCTTAAAAGCATCTTCTGCTTCTAGATTGCTACCATTAGATAGTGCGTCTACAAATTCTTTACTACTCATTATCATCTCCATTTGCATTTGGGTCATAGTTTCCATTAGAACCATCTATTTCATCTGGTGGTATTGGAGCACCATCAACCTGTGGGTATCTTGTAATACCATCTGTGTTATCTGGAACTTCGACACCTCCGTCATCTGTGTCCATTCCAGCTTCTTTGTTAATTTGGTCTTGCATTTCGCCAATTTCCATATCAGTCATGTTCAATACATTTCTTTGTACCCATTGTTTACTAAAGAATGTACCGATATAACTTTCTATTCCTTGTAGTGCAGTCATTTGACTTTCCATCATCTCAGCTCTTTTTAGTTCTGCGAAATGACCATCTTGTAGGAAGTCATACTGAATAAGTTGCACCATATTTTCCCAGTCCTCTATGGTAATAACACCTTTTAGAACTAGGTTTGTTTTAAGTAAATCTGTAAATAGAGGTGTAAATCTTTTACGAAGTCTTTGTACAAACTTAGTAAACTTCAATTCATCTCTTGTAATCTCTGTAGACCTACCAAGACTGAAATTGTTTTCTGCTTCCATTCTTGAGATAGGAACATTCAAAGACCTATACAGTTTGTTTTGGAAATATTTAATATCTTCTATTTCACCAAGATTAGAACCGCCAGGCAATGTGGTAATCTCTGTTCCTCTACCACCTTCACGTCTTGGTAGCCAGAAATCTTCTAACATTGACATATGGTTACGGTCATCTCTGATTTCACCAGTAGATGCATCATACACTAATTTGTTACGATAACGATTCATAACATCTTTCAGATATTGTTCTGCTTTTATTTTTGGTAGATTACCAACGTCAATGTAGAATATTCTTCTTTCTGGAGCTCTCGATATACGATAGATAACAATAGAGTCCTCTATCATTCTTAACTGATTAACTGGTTTGATTGCTTTGTGTAGGTATGAAAGTACATGACCTTTATTTTGGTCAATCAATCCAGATGGACAATATACAATACTATCTGGAGCAATCTTGATACCCTCTTGTGTACCAGGCCCACCAGCTTGTAAACCTTTGTCATTATACATGTAGTAGTCATTAACCTTTTTGATTAACTCAACACTACTTCCATCTTTATTTTCTTTTGAAATCTCTTTGACTTTTCGTATCTTTCTAGGGTCAATGTAACGTAATTCTACAACCCCCCTCTTTGGATTTTTTCTATCTATAACTTTGTGATAAAAAAGTCTTCCGTCAACATACCATCTACGAAATATATCGTGTCCTTTGGTATCAAAATCTAATAACCTTAATACGTTATCAAATTCCTCTACCATTCTTTTTTTGATTTTGTTTGGATAAGGTAATTGGTCTAATACAATTTCAACAGCTTGAGCTCGTTCATTTGAAACTATACCCTCATTGATGATATCTTCAATTGCACTATCTACTTCTGCTTGTTGTGCAATATCACGATATCTTCTGATTAGGTCTAGTTCAGTTCTTTCTCTACCGTCTGTATCTAAAATTTGACTAAAGAACCCACCACCAGCAACTTCTATACTGCCGTCATCCATAGGTGGGGGAGTGAATCTCTCACTCCCCTTATCGTTCTTTATTCGATTGAATCGAAATCCAAAAAGTTCTGCCATACTATAATATCTCCCTACTGTATGATTATATTTAGTAGGTTAAAAATTCACACCTGAAGCTTCAAAGTGTTGATATCTCCAAGTACATTCAAAAGTTTCAATTGCATTTACTGTTTCAGCATTTAAATCAATAGCTGAAATATCTCTTGGATACGCACTTTTAAAAATGTAACTTTTTAATACTGCACTATCTCTATCTAATTGTTCTACAAACAAATCAGTTTGATAATCAGCAGCATTAATTACACCAGTATTATCTGCGAGGTCATTAATACCATTGTTCCATCTTTCCATTGCATTACGAATCATAAAGTCTGAATCGTTAAGGAAAGTTGTAGTCCACTCTGCAAATTCTGGTCTATCACCTGCCACATAGATATTTCTTCCTCTAAATGGAACTGCAACTTCACCAAGTGTAAATGCTGGTAATTGAGCGGCAGTTGCAAGAAATGATGTACGTCTTACATCAAGTCCTATTGCAATGCCAGGTGGTGGAGTTATTGTTACTCTGAACTGATTGGCTCGAGCACCGCCACCAATCAGATTTGCTTTGAAGTCATCTATATTAGCCATATCTAACCTCCCACCTCACTAAATGCTACCCCAGTTCGTGTGGCAACAAAATTTAGTGATATAAAGTTAATTGAACGAGCAGGTTTCACAAAGATATCTGCAACAAATTCGTTTCTATCTATAATCTCTCCAGTATTGTTACTTGCGTCACATTTAACTGAGAAGTCTGATATACCTCTACGACCTTGAACATCTCTTAGGAAAGGTTCTATTAGATTTCTAAATCCTGCCCTTGTAAACTCATCATTGAATTCAAAGAGTTGGAATTTAGCAGCAGTTGATATTGCTTTTTCTAGAACTAAGAATAATCTTCTTACGTTAATTCTATCAAATGCACTTGGTTTACTTAATGCAGTTTTATCTCCAAACAACACAACACCTTGGCCTGGGAAGTTAACAACTGGGTTAACTCTTGCACGATACAGAATATCTCTTTCTGCTTTTGTTGGGTTAAGGGAAAGTTTGATTGCACCTCTAACATTACCTCTGTTATATCCAGCAGGTGAGAACCATGTGTCTGCTACGTTATCTGTGAAAGCACAAAGACCAGCAGTATCACCATTTAATGGTACATAACGATATACATCATTATACTTATCGTACATATATTTGTAACCACTATCGAACACCATGTAAGATGATGATGGACATAAATCATATGCAACTTTAACATTTTCTGTTGCAGTAGATGATAATGCGATACCAACTGTTGCAGAACGATATGGTGAAACAAATCCTACGCAATCTTTACGACTTTCGACAAGAGAGTTAATCATTGTTACATATGTATCTTGACCAGCTGCACTATCGGTTGTAATACTTGATGAACCACCTAATACTAGGTTAATGTCTAATCCATCTACATCTGCAAACTTATCGTATGCAAGTTCCATTTCACCAGCAGTTACAGCATAATCATCTGTTCCACCACTTAATGTGTCTATTGTAACTGGAATAACGGAGGTATATGTAGTTGTTGTATCTGTACCCCAGTTAGAACCAGCAGAAATATGGTCTGTCCAGTAAATAAACTTTGATTGTCTGAATATTACGTCTGCATAATAGTTATTATTACCTTGAGGAGTTTTAGCAGCACTATTTTTAGATACATTAGCGTATATTTCTATAACACCTCTTGTTCTATTACCAGCAACGTCAGTATCATATCCTGTAATATCTCCTGTAGTATCGTAAACAACGATATGCATTTCATCACCAGAACCACGAGCATTATCTGTCGCATATTGTGATGTGCCTGGAGCAGCATCAAATAAGTCATAGAATTGCCAACGTCTTTTGATGTATGAATTATCTGGAATAATATTTTGTAGTCCAGCACCATTTGGGTCATCTTTTAAACGAATAGTTAAATCATTGTCTGAAGTATCAATCGCAGTTACTTCGTATTCGTTATAATCGTCAACTGGTGTGTCATGTCCTGAGTCTGAGAAGAAAGATATTAAATCTCCAACATTAAATGCGTTACCAGATGCATCAACGTCATCAACTTTAACTGTTGTTGCACCAACGGCATCTTCACCAACTGTTAGATAAGTTCCACTTAACTCTTGTTCGTATGTTGTTGCTGTTGCACAAATCTGTACACCGATTGAATTACCATGTGTTCCAGCAGTTCTTGCAGCCCACTCACCATGTGAACCTTGACCGTCTTGAAAACTAAGTTCATAATGGTCATCATCTCTGATTAATATACCAGAGTTTGCGCCAGCATTTAAATGACCTGAACCAGCACGTACTACTTTTAATGAGTCTGAATACTGCAAGAAATTTGCAGCTGTAAACCATGTTTCAAATTGATTACTTGAAGCTTGTGGTTTACCGAATATCTCTAACAATTCTTCCTCTGAAGATATGTTAGTAACAGATGATACTGGCCCTTTTTGGAAGGCACCTGCTATCGCACCTATTGAGGTTGCAACGGCAGGAACGACATTGGTTAAGTCGATTTCCCTTACATGAACGCCAGGAGAAACTAAAAATGCCATGTTATACTCCTTTTTTACTACATAATAGAGTTTTTAATTCTTTCTCTTATTTAGACTTTTACTGTTTTTAAAAACTCATTTTTATATGTGTGCAAACATATAAATAAAGACATGAATACACATTATGCTAAATACAAAGACACAATTAAAAAGGTGGCTCGAAAACATTATCGTAAAAGAGTTAAGTGGTTAAACGACCACCTAGCAAACGAAGTGTGTGTGCATTGTGGAGAGAGTGAAAATGCATGTCTAAAGTTTTATCCCCATGATGCTGAAATTAAGAAAAAAACAAAAAGGGTAGGTATCAACGAGGAAAGTCGTAAAGAGATACTAAAATTAATGAATAACTCAAAGGTTGTGTGTGCTAATTGTTGGATTAAGTTAGATAACGACTTGATTGAGTTTGATGATAACCTATTCTAATTACCAACTAGTATCTTTAGTACGCACCACAGGTGAGAACCTCGTACCATATTCATCAATCATTTCACCCACATTCTCATCTTCCAGTCCGTTCACAACAAACCCAAACGGAGCCATGTCCTGTTCTAACTGGTCTTGTTGGTCTTTATACATTCTTTCCCTGATATCGTTGTCTGTCAGTTCCTTAAAGTAGGTCTGGTCTGTTGCCCACCCAAATATGAACATACATGCAACTAAATCATCATTACAACCGTCATCTGCCTCAAATGATGAACCTTTGACAATAAATGTAGATAATTCATTGATACAATCAAAATCCTCTACGATTAGTTTATTATCCTCTATCATTTGTTTTAGATTAGAACACCCTATCTTTTTTACAGCCTTAGTTGTTCTCACCCCTAATTGTGCTTTACCCCCTGAGAAACCGCCACCAAGAACCTGACCAGCACGTCCTCTCATAGAGGCCATAATCAGATTATCATACTCCAAATCAAACTGCATTGCATTTGCAACCTGTTCTCCTATGTCATTTACTTCTATCAATACAAACGCTTGATTGTATGCACGGGCAACATCATAGATTTTATTAGGAAATATGAGGGGTTTCACATCATTTGCTCTGTATTTCGCAACTATTGTATATGGTATAGTTGTTACATCAAACACAACATATGCAGAATAGTCGTTTGACGTACCCCTAGAAACGTCAGCAGCGAGTAGATAGGTATGGTCTTTCTGTGGGGGTACATGTATGTCCAACCCAGCATTAGATTGTATTGGTTTCTTATAGGTTAACATCTTTAGTTTAGATGATGTGATAAGTGTATCAATAGAACCAAGAAACTCACACTCAAACTCTGTTGCAAACTGAGATTCACTCGTATTTGCAATCGTTTGTTTCTTCCATTTATCATCACGGCCTGGTACTTCACTCCAATGTACCTCGATAGGAATGTATTCGTTTCTCTTTTCCTCTGCATCTACCCATAGTTTATAGAACATATTCATACCATGAGGAGTCGATACTATCATAACTTTTGTTGTTTTACCAGATGATATCGTAGGATACACAGAGCTAAAGAATTGTTCTGCAACATTAGAGGGAACGTATGCAAACTCGTCTAAGAATATGATATTGTATGAACCACCCCTGACTGCACTAGCAGATGTAGATGATGCAAGTATCTTAGAACCATTCTCTAATTCAAGAGAACCTTTATTCCATGACATCACTCCTTGTTGTAACCATTTAGGTAGATGCTCATATGCAAGTTGTAGTCTTGATAATAAATCCCTCGCAGTCGCAGCCTTATTTGCGAGGATTGCTATGTTGACACTATCGTTAAATAATGCGTAGTGTAATAAATAGGATACCATAACAGTAGATTTACCAGACTGTCTAGGTAGTTTACAGATAGTAAAACGATTACTGTGGAATGTACCAACCATCTCTTTTTGAAACGGATACATCTTAAAAGGTATAAGACCTTCATCTAGAGAAACTATTCGTACATAGTTTTCTATAAAGTATTGAGGGTCTTCCATACACTTCGCAAACTCAGAGAGTTGTTCTTTAGTCCACTCCTGAGTTATGTTTGCTTTCTTTAGGTTTGGATTACCTAGATATTGTTGATTATTTTCCATCTTTCAACTTCTCTATTTCTTGACGGTTTTTGATAATATGTTTATTTTGATTACTGTCAATAAGAGCTTGAAGTTTTTCTGCCTTTTCTTTATCTGTGTCTAGATGCACATCATTCTTTATAACCTTCTCAAGTTTCAACATTGCAATTCTTTCGTTTGGTACAAATCTCCAGAGATATCCTTTATCAGAGTATATACCAAAAACCGTTTCAGACATTCCAATACTTACGATTATTGCGTCTGCACCATCTAGTATCACATGGTCGCCTGCATTAAATGCTTTGTTCATTTTGAACTTCATACCTTTTGCAATACCAGTTGCCATATCCTTTACCCAGATTGCAACAATTAAACTAATAAGTATTCCAATCCACGGCAGTAGAAAGTCTGTTAATTGCATGGTTTGTTCGTCAAGCATCCTTTTTTCCTTTTAACATCTTTTGTAATTCAGCAGTTGAACCTACAAATAACGCATTGGTTACATTCTTTGGTGCGTTGTTAGGAACGTCTTTTAGTTTCTTCATCTTCTCTTGTAGGTCACCAAGTTTCTCTGTAACCTCTGCAACTGATTTGATTAGTTGTCCAGCTACCTCATAGGTTCTTGGGTGTTCACTTTCTCTTGCAATATCTAGAATACCATCTATTGCATCTTGACCTCGTTCTATAAGACTGTAGAAGTTTTGTCTTTGATACGCATAGTCTTTGTCAATATCGTCATCACCCACAGGAACTATTGCTGGTTCTTTTTTGACAACTGGTTTCGTAACTTCTTCAACAACACCTAAAGTTTCATTAATAATATCAGTAGAGTCTTTCACTACTCATCACTTCCACTTGTTACATTGCGTTGTTTAGCATCTTGGAAGAAAGATGTTGTTTCGTTAAATCCAAAGTCATCATCTGCATCAGCAGTTGCTGGAGATGGTGTAACAGTATATCTTTGTTCACGTCTAGGTGATTGGTCTGGCATATCTGTGTATTGGTCAACCTTAACAGTCTTAATAACACCTGCTGAAGTAACAGGCCCATATAGATAGAATTTTGCAGTAAATGCTAATGTGTATATGATTGCACGTCTTTCTGTAAAGTCACCTTGATAGTTGTCCTCATAACTTACACTATTTAATATAATAGGGACATCTCTTTTGATACCCATGTCAGCCATATCATTAACTGTCAATGTATAGTCTGGTTGAAAGTATGGAAGTATCTGTTCTACAATCTGTAGTGCGTCATCTGAGTTCTTTGCCATTGCATATAATGTGAACTCTATATTATATGGTACTGGCATATATTGTGTATCTAATTTATTTGCGTCATCAGATGATTCTTTTACTTTTCTAAATTTTTGTACACGATTTAATTTTCTTGTAGGGTCATATGTAATCCCTGTCATCTCAAAACCTAATCGTGGTAATGTAACTGCAACCTTTGCTCCAAGAGCAGGGTCATTGTTTAATCTTGCAAGGAACTTTTGTTGTGGCCCGTATGCAAGTGGTACTTTCATAGATTGGGTTATAGCCCCACTACTATTTTTTCTTACTATTTGAATGTTATTGAATAGTGTTCCAAATGAAACAACTATCTTTCGCATTGTTTCGTGATAAAATTGTTGTCCTAACATTATGTGCCTCCAGCATCACCAAACGGATTACTTTCCGAGAAGTCTAATATATCATCATCTAATGAATCAAATAATTCATTTTGAGAAGTTTTATCTGTACTCATATCTCCTACTATATAGTCCTCTTGAACTAAGTATGCATCATCACCACTATCTGCTGCATTTTCAAGAAGAATATTTGTACCCACAGAACTATCGTCATCTTCAGCTATAATATTATCACCATCTGTTTCTTCAAGTAATAATCCATCTTCTTGAGTTCTATACTCAAGTCTGATGTTTTCATTCTGAGTTGTTGATTGTTCTAGTGTAAATTGATGTTCTGAGGTATCGGTACTTAAATCATCTTCTATTGCATCTATCTCAGCAATACCAGTATCAATAACCTCTTGACTATATTCGTATTGTTTACATCTTAATTTATAGACTGGGTTATTATCTAATTGATGAAATGGTTCATCATGGTCTACAAAACTTACTTCAAAAACTTTTGTTAATACTGGGTGATAAACTAAATCACCCTCTAATGGTCTGTCTGAATTTGTAGCTGCAGTATCCTGTATGATGTAAAAATTATTATCACCACTTACAGTAGATAAAATAGATGAGTCTTCAGACTGGTCTATCGTTCCAGTTTCTAACAATATACTACCACCAGTTGTATCCGTACCAGACTCTATTTGAACTTGTCTATCTAATTCCTGAAATCTTTCTTTGGAA